GAAAATGAGGACGACTTACAATTTCGGACACGTATCTTTCATTCATGAGGTCGCTAATCTCAAGCATCGTCTACACGACGATGATAACAGCGGCCTATGGGCACCTGCTACACGTGTATTGACGTACGAAAAATTCAAACGTCAATTCGCGGTACAATTACTAACCCTCGATTTACCTATCGCGTTCGAAATCAAAAGCCATGATGGTGAACGAATAGAGATTGTCACATGACCGTCGCCATCATCGTCAACATGGCATCCCGCCCCGATCACCGTTCCGTCTACCTTGTCAGTTTTGCTTTAGATGGCTCCATGACCATCCTTCGATCTTGGCCGAATCGCTATCTCGGAATAACCAACCATTGCGCCGTTCGCAATGCTCTATTAGTTGCGAACGTCCTGCTCATGCATTACACTCTAATTCTACGCGGGTTTAGGATACAGATTATTCCCGCGTGGGATCGCAACCCAAACACGGAGCAACCCCATGGCCAAATCTCCTCGCAAGACCAGCGGCCGCAAACCCCTGTCACCGGAGGAACAAGAAGCCCGCAAAACGGCCCTCAAGAATGAACCGAAAGACGCCAAGTTCAAGCGTCTTGCTGTACCTCGCATTCGCAAGGCGCTCTCTGCCATCAAGCAGATCGGCAATCTTGCGTCGTCCCAGTATGAGTACACCCCCGAGCAGATTACGAAAATCTTTTCGGCCCTGAACGACGCGTTCAACGCTAGTGAGGCTAAGTTCAACGCACCCAAGCTGGAAGCGGAGAAATCCGCCTTCGATCTGTAGCGGAGGCTTCATGCTTTCTAACGAGCTTTGGTTTTTACTCATGACCATCGGCTTGATCGTTGCCGGTGGTTGTGCGTATCTTTTCAGTGTCAATCCGCCGCTTGCGAGCGTCGGTATCTTCATCGGCATGCTAGTCGCGTTTAGCGCGTATCATCACATCTAACCTCAACAGGAGACTTACTCACATGGCTACCGATACCCCTCTCGATTTCATCGTCAAATCCTCCGTCAACATCAAGTCCCTCGGTGATCCGCGCAAGCTCGCCGCGAACCTCGAAAGCGATGGCATGCGTGCTTTGCTCGGCACCATCATCGGCATCGCGCAAGGCGTGGTACGTCGTGCAGATGTTGCGGGTGGCCCCGATCGCGTCGGCTTGGCCGGGGCTTTCACCGCCGTTCCAGTTGAAGTCAATCGGCCCGAAGTCCGTTCTTCGATCTGCTTTTTGCCCGAGGCCATTTTAGGCCCTATCATCGCGACCATCAAGACGGTTCGCGACAAGGACCCGACCGCGACGGTTCGTTTCGCGATCGAGGCGGGCGTGCAGAAAGGCGGCACGGCAGGATTTACATGGGAATTCCGGCCGATGTTTGACGGTTCTGCGGGTGCGATGGTCGATCCGTTGGCCGAGCTCCGAACGGCGGTGAAATCCGGTGTGAAGGCATTGCCGAAACAGACGGCGGCGGAAAAAGCGGCGATTGACAGTGTTCCAGAGGTTGGACCGTCCAGGTTTGACAAGAAGGAAGAAAAGCCGCATGCGAAGGGGGCGGCTCGTACTTGACATCTTCATCGTTATCGGGTTAGGCTTTTTTGTCGCTTTTACCCGGTGACATTGGATCAGACTTAAGGGCCGCATCCCCCATGCGGCCCTATTTTTTGGCGAACATATATAGCCCTGCTGCGACGAACACAGCGCCCAGAATAAACACCATGATAGTTTCTATGCTCCCACCGAGGGCTGATAGCACAGCTTGTCCCGCTGGGCTATCGGTGGCCCCTGGATTGGTGCCGCCTGTGTTGCCCGATGGCAATCCGGTTGCTTGACCTGATAGATAATTCATCCACCCGTTGAACTTATTCTGCCCCGGCGAAACAGTCGTATCCGACGTTGTGGTCGTGTGATTATCCGTTGACGGGTTGGCGCCCAATATCGTGGCCCCAGTCAGTGACGTGCTATCATTGATCGTAGCGCCCGGCAATGCAGCGGGTTTTGATCCGAACGTCGGATTGAAATCGAGTGGCGCAAAATTGAGACCACCGAACATGCCGCCTTGCACATAGTCCGGCACGTCAATTCCCGCGAATGAGATTGCGTATCGTCACCACGGCAGACGGTAGTTTCCCAGCGGAAATCTTGTTGAACGATGGCAGCGTCACAACGCCGAATGTAGTAACCGGCGCTGGCGTCGGTTGTCCCTTGGCGTTCGGCGAGGTCACATTTTTGAAACTGATCTGATTGAGCGGTGCATAGGGCGATGCAGATCGATTGACAATCTCATTAGGCACAGCCACATCCTCCATCTTCGTTCGTCGCAACCGTGCGAGAGGCCGTTTGCGCGGGCATGATGTTGCCGATCGGTGGCCCGAAGTACCACGGCTGGTTGCTGATGAAATAGCTCGGCCCCTCTGCGAAATTTCCAGGTGACACAGCAGCCGCAAGTGTATCGGCCACTGGTGGCGCCGACGCTCCAGTATCAGTATTCATGGATTTTCGCGTGAACCACAGGAATGCGCCAAGCGCGATTGCGGCGATGATTACACCAATAGTTTCCTCATTCATAGCATTCTCCTAGTGATGCGTCAGCATATATTGGTCCATAAAACCTTGTTGCTGGAACGCATAGGATTGGGCCTGTTGCTGCGTTTGCGCCGCGAGTGTTGCCACGTTTGCTTCAAGCGTCTGTTGATTAAGCGCAACCGTGGTGTCATGCTGCAACGTTGCCAGCGCGATGTTTTGTTGCATCGTTTGCGAATTAAGCAGCACAGCATTGTTTTGCTGAGTAAGATTTTCTTGCAGTGACGCATTGATATCCGCAGCATGGCTATACGCATTGGCCACGAGAGTTTCCTGTTGTGTCTGAGCAGCGTATTGCGCCTCTGTGACTTGCGCTGAAAGCGCAGTCGCTTGCTGCTGTGTCGTCGCCTGCGACGTGATGCTGAGTTGCTGCGTTTGCGCCGTCAACTGATTGGCGTAATCCGTGGTATTGCCCGCAATCTGCGCCTCCTGCACCTGCGCCGCAGTCTGCTTGTTGACGGTATCGGCCTGCACGTTTTGGCCATTCAACTGCACTTGTGCCGATAATTGCGCGATCGACAGGTTTTGCGCGTTAGCATCTTGTGCGGCCTGCAACTGCGCCTGTACCTGATTGGCTTGCGCGCCCGCCTGCAATTCGGATTGTTGCAGCGCTGTTGCCGCCGCAACCTGCGAACTGTTGTCGAGTGTCGCGGCACCGCCTGCGCTTGATTGTGTTGAACTGCCGCTGGAGAAATACAGGACCAGCGCAGCACCGATGACGAACACGATACCCGCCGTGATATACGGGTGTTCCTCGATTTTGGCGAGAAATGACATTTGGCAACCTCATATTTTCGCTGGCGCTCAGATATCGTTGACGTCAAAACCCGCAGGGTTGTTCGGGTCCAGCAGCGGTTGAAACGCAAACGACCCCGAGAACGTACCGCCCATGCCGGTTTCAGGCGCTTGCTGGAAATATGCCGTTGGCATGGTGGTCAATCGAAACTCCGATGCCGCCGCGACGAACGGCCCGGTTATATTCTGTAGCGGCAGTGCATACAGATCGTAAGAAAAATTCAGCGCGCCGCCAAGATCGGGTTGCATACGCTCCGTGTAGTGGAGTTGCAGCGTATGCAATTCGTTGTCGTTAAAGCCCGACGTGACCACGGCATGGTGGTCATTCGCGCGCGGTCGCCCCTTGCCGGGGTGGGTACGGAAGTTAAAGAAGGCCATCGTATAAACTCCGGTAGCAGCGTGTCAGAAACCCGGCAATGTCAACGCGCCAAATCCCGAGCTCGGATACGCGAGGTTCGGCGTAACCGTCGATCCAGTCACCGGGCTTTCCGCGACGGCGAGCGAATTGCCGAACGCCGAGCCTGCCGCCTGGATGACGCTGGAAGTCTGCGATTTCTGTCCGACCAGCACGGCGAGAATGGCGACGCCAACGATTGCGGTAAGGATGGTAACAACGGCTTCAGTAAGGCTATTCATCTTGTAGTCTCCTATGCGAACATGAAAGCTTCCAGCGCGATTTTTCCAGCATCCAGCGCTGTTGATGTAAGATCGCTGCTGGTAATCGAACTGACATTTGACGATGGCGTTGCCGCGCTAGATTGCGCTTGCGGTGTGCTAGCTTGCGCTTGTGGTGCGCTAGATTGCGCTGGTGCGGCGCCTACCGATGGATTTTGCAAGGCGCTGAAAATCTGCGCGAATACCTGATTATTTTTCTTGTATGCGGCGAGAACCATGCCCAGCAAGATCAGGAACATGAAGGCGCGAGAGAATTTCTGTAGCGGCGAATAATATCCGATGGCGCCAACGATGATGAGAGAGGCGACCCAATACAGATATCCCGGCGATCCGCTTGAGCCCTGTAGATCGGACACCACCTGTTTACCCAAGTCGGCGTAGGTGCCGCGTAGTGCGGACACGATCGCGATGAAGCCAACGATGAGCAACAGGAATGGCATTACAGTAAAAACCCCACGTATTTTGGCAGTTCGCCTTTGACGGATACGAAAATCACGAACGACGCGAAGATAGCGCCAGCGATGACGGATGACTGGCTCACTTGTCGCCTCCATATTCACGATCAATACCGCGACGCCCTTGTACCCATCCATCGCCATGGCGCAGTTCGAACACTTCCGTTTCCAGCTTCGTCAATCGCACATCAGCAACAGCCATTTGTGTGACGATAAGCGAAAGTTTTTCCAATTCCCGCTGCATCTTTTCAATCTGTTTCGCCATACCGGCGATTGTATTTCGCATTGTCGTGAACACCACGACAACGCCTGCGATATAGAGAACAACCTCCCCAATTTGTCCCCAAGTAATGGTTTGTTCCACCATCAGTTTTATTTCCATCTGCGACACCTAATGTGAACCACTTCATACCGAAAACTCAATGAAGATGCTTCATCGATTAGCCATCGCGAGGCCTCTAGCTTCGCAGTGGTCAGTTGCCGCTATCAGGTGACGCTGATGGCGGCAACGCTTCGCGGTAGAAAACTATGCGGTCTTGGTCGATCCCGGCGAAAGCACGGGCGAATTTTCCAGCCCCGGAATGAGATGTCGCATCAGTTCAACAAGACCATTTGCAAGGTCGCCCGCATTCGCGGCCGTGGTGTCGGACAACGCCGCAGACAGTTTCGGTATCAGAAGCGCGATTTCCGGCTGCACCATCATCACAATCGGCGCAGCGCCTGGAATAAGCGCGCCTGCGACGCTGGCAATAGTCGGTTCGATTTTCATAGCTTCGTCCAGAAAAACGGCGGTGTTGTGCTTGATGCTTTCGAGGTCAAGGCTCATATGGTTTCCTTTCATAGTGGGTTGTCGAACATGGCTGCTTCACTGGCACGACGTTTCGTTAGCGCCTCCAATACTTCCCCACCAGCATGGTTGTATTGCAGGATACGTTCCTTAGCCCCGGCGTAATCCTTGGCATTGATCAATTGACCCAAGCCTTGATGCTGCCACACCGTGCCAAGATTGAAAGTCAAATCCGTCAATGCTTGTTTCACACCCTTTGGCGCGTCTGGCGCAAAATCTTCCACCATCTTTTCAGCATGCGCTGCTTCGATCAGGAGGCGCTTTTCCGCCTCAACTTTATCGATCACCTCATCAGAGGATTTTGCGCGCGTGCCGTATCCGTTGGTATATTGCTTGTAATCCCATTTGGCTTTCGGCGTGAAACCCTCCTGCACTTTCAGAAACGCGATCAGTCCATCATCGACGACAGGCGTTTCAAGTGCTTGCGGCGCTGGCGCAACCGATACCACCACAGGCGGGGCAACATGTGTTGGCGCGATTTGCACGTCAGTTTTCGTTGCAGGAGGATTTTGCGAAACACCATGATTTCTTCCCGCCTGCCACAGCAACAATCCATCGCGCACAATGAGAATGAGCACAACGCACCATGGCAAGATTTGCAGGACTTCGGTCATGCGATCCACCATAAGAAACCATTGTCATAATGCAGAATGCCGCGCCCGCGATAGACACCAAACCATGCACCAAGCAATTCAGCGGTGCATGGATCACATCTAACTTCGTATGCGCGGCGTTTCATCTCACAGCCCGATCTTGGCGAGCATGCCGGGCTGTTGCTTGCAGATATAATAGACCAGCGCCGTAACGATGACGATGATGATAAGTGTGCGCATCAGATGGCCTCCACGCCTGCATAGATGTGGCGCAGCACGAAACCCCATGCGGCGCTGATGAAAATGATCAGTCCGAAGAAATAAAACCAGTGCAGCGCGCTCATTCCGGTTGAGAACGGCGCGTTGAACCAAGCCTTGAAATCTCCGAGGATTGATCCATCGCTTTGCTGCGATTGATCCATGGCTAATTCCCCTGCTTACCCATGCAAATCCAGGTGATCTTGTCACCCGAAACCGTGGTGCCCAGAACGAACGTCGTTAGCGTCGGTTCGGTGGCGAGCGCGTTGCCCGACGCCGTGGTGTGATCCAACACCACGCACGTCGGCGCTGTCAAAAACGCCTTGCCGAAAATCACGGCGACGCCAGAGGTTGCCGTCGCGGCGCAACCACCGACAAGATCGGTTGACCCTGCATTGAGCGTACAGGTGGTTGTCGTCGGTGGTGCGTTGCCCGCACCGTTGACGGACACGGCATGACCGTTGAGTTGGAAACCATCGCCAACCTGTTCGACGCATTGCGCGGGTGGCGATGTCAGGATGATTGCGATCACCGCCACGGAAGTAAGAAGTTTCTTCATAGTCGCATTCTCCGTTTGAAATCTGTTGAGCCTTTTAAGGTGTTGCTCAGCACCTTCTCACCGCTTCAGGTGCCGGGAAACTTAGTTCGACGGGATGCTACCCGCGTTGATCACTTGGTTGGCGATGCCGATACCTTCGTAACCGACAAGCAGCGTACCTGTGGAAGCCGTTGGCCGGAACGTGATCTGCATGTTGCCGTATTGATTGGTATTGATCGGCTTGTCACGGAAATCGAAGTAATACGCGCCCGCCGTGAAATCATCCTTGAGCGCAAGCCGCTGAAACAACAGTTGCGTCGCCGGATCGATTTGCCGGATGTTGGCAAGGTTCGCCGTCTGTAGTTGAAACATCGTCAAATCCGTGCCGTAGTTGGTGACACCCGCATTATCATACAGCACGCTCAGCGATTGCCACGCCCGGAAGTTCGGGAACGTGATCGGGAAATCCTGTCCGGCGACCAACGCGGAGAATGACCCGTTCGTGAGCAGATACATCTTGGAAATGTCCTGTGCGGGAAGCACGGGGCCATTCTGACCGAGTGGTATCTGATCGAGATAGTTCTGATAGACGGTGATCGTCATGCTGTTGATCAGCGCCAGCGACGCCGTTGACGATTGATAGACCGATAGCGTCGGATCGCCCGCAGAACCAATGCCGAAATTCGGATTGATGGTCATTTGCAGGTACATTGTCGCCGATACCACCGACGTATAGATGGCGCCGCGCAAATCCGCGTCGGAATAGGACACGGGTACCTCGAAAAACATCCGCCCAGATGCAGCCGCCGTGACAGAGGCAGGCGCGTTGATGCTGGCAGCGCCAGCTTTCGCCTGGATGGGACTGTCATTGGTGTACGCTGCACCATACACGGATGGCGCGGGCTGGAAATTGGTTGAACCTTGTCCGGCCGGTCCAGAGAAGAATGCCTGCTTCATGCATGCCAGCATGAACAGGTGCCACCCGGTGGTGTTGACGCGTGTGTAGTTCGACAGATCGTTCAGCGTGACGTTGCTGAAAATATTCGCCGGTCCCAGCTTGGTCAGCGTCTGCGTTTCCGCCGCCGACTGCGCCACCGTGAATGCGACTTCGATTAGAAAACGCTTGGTGAGACCAACTTGCCGGATCGGGATATTGATCACGGTGCCATACGCGACATTGGTCAGCGTCTGTGACGAAATGATCTGCCACATATTCTGCGCCATTTGCAGCACGGCGAGCCGCGCGGCCATATTCTGTTGATACGCGATTTGGGCCTGTTGCTGGGGGCTCATCTGTGCAGCCATGGGAATTTTGCTCCGGTTGAAACTTAGGTGGATTTATACGCGGTTGCGATGTATCCCGCACCTACGTAGGCGATTGCGACCATCAGGAACAATATCAGCCAATTGGCTGGATTGCTCATGAGCCGCAGATTGAGAATGCTATCCATGGCGCCCTCGTTAGCCGGAAGGCGTCATGATTTGCTTGATGCCTTGCGAGGCGAAACCATACGCCACATAGGCAATGGACACCATCAACACGACGGTGATCCAGTTTGGCAAATTCCATTTCAGATAGTTAGTTTCGAGCATCTGTCGAACCTCCTGTTATCGCTTCCACAAGCGCTTGCTCGTTTGTCATGCGACGGATATTATCGCATTCATCCTTCCCCAATTGATCGAACGTTATACCGGGCTTGCCGCATGCAGCGCATGTGCCTATGAAAGGCGTGCCCTTGGGTGAAGTTCGATTGACAAGGGGATGCTTCATATGAAATTCACCCGCGATGGCAACCGCGCGTTGATACGTTCTGGCAAATGCGCCCAATCCGCCACAGGCGACAATTGAAACGTTCGCTTGTCGCGGCGACGAAACCACAACGAATGGTGTTCCGGCAATTGCTCTACACGTTCGCTCTCGAAACGCGGGATGTATTGCTTGACGGTTTTGTGGTCGCGACCGTCATTCAGCGCGAACACGCTCACATGGTTGGCCTCGCTAAACATCGTACGATGCAGATCGACAGGCCGTTGCGACAGCGCCAGCACCGGAATTTTCAGGCTGCGTCCCTGTGTGAAAATCGCTGATAGCGCACCACCTGTTTGTGGCAACATCATCGCCTCGTCAAAGCCCAATCCGATATTCCGTCGTCGCCACGCTGCACGCAACCAATTCACCACGCGATCGTCATCGATTTCCGGCATCGGTCGAACCACGTACACGCCTGGATACTTAGGCAACTCATTCAAACTAATTTCACGTGCACGATCTATCTTGCGTATGTGTTCCTCACGCTTGTAATCAAAAATCACATACGGAATAAGATGAAACGGTTGATACGACAAATTCCAAAGAAACATTCCGGTCTTACCTGATCCAGTCGAACCTAGGATCATGGTGCGCTCATCCGTCGCCGGAAATTCCCATGACGTTGACACGTTTCCTCAAATCAAATCCGCTGGCGTGCTGGCGAAGATATTATCGCCAACGGTTGTTGGTTTTGCGCCACCATCAATCGGCGGCGCCGATGTTGGGTCGCCATCGGGTGACATGGATGGCGCCGGTGTCATGACGCTCGGTTGCGGCGGACGTTGAAAATCAGGCCGCAAGATCGTAGCGCCAGCGGGCTTTGGCCGCTTGTCGGCGGCTTTGCGCGCAGCAATCGCACCAAGGCGTGTTCCGTATACGGTGGCGAGCGTCATAGCGAGATTACTCCACGCCAACGCTTTTTCCGTCACCTGGATGTTGTAGAAGCGCTGCAAATTCGCCAGCGCCTTCGCCAGCGCGTCGCCCTCGGATTTATCGAGAGCCAGTTCAGGAATTTGCAGCGTTGCGGATAGCAGCGCGTGAATGCCCGTGATTGAAAACGCCAGAGCGTCTACAGAAAGCGGCGCTTGCGGGGCGGCGGCTCGGGGTGATGCTCTGCCTGCGCTCCCTCGCTGTGCGCGTTCGCTCCCGTCCCTGTTGAGCTTGCGGCCGTTTGGACCGTAGCCGGGTTTTGGGTTTGACCCTCCGTTCTCGGTTGCGCTGGCGTCAATAGCGCCCGGATCGATCCGAATAACGTCGTCGCTTCCCCCATTTGAGCCGCCAATTGACGATTGGCTTCCGTAACCTCCGTTAGCCGTTGGTCCGCTGCTGTTCGCCATGTCGCAAACTCCTGTTGCTGGCTTTGGATACGCGCGCCCAATTCCGTGGCGATGGCAGCATCCGCGATACGCTGCGCTTCGCGTGCGGATGCATCAGCATTGGCTTGTGCCTGTGCGATTGCATCAGCGGCATTGGCCTCGGTTTGCGCAACGGTGGCGTCAACCGCAGCGCCGATATTTTCGCCTGTTGTCATCGTATACCCCGATGAATATTGTTGACGACAAGTGCAGAACGACCACCACTTTTCAGGTAGTCGTAAATTTCGTTGAGGCGCGTTTCCAAAATTTGCAAACGCGCGTCGATCGGCGATTGTGTCGGTTCGAAAAGCTCGTCGCCAACGATTTGCGACGGCTCATCGAACATGGCGGCTGCGGGGCCTTGGATTTTTGACGCCACCATAGATCAGTTCGCCGTGGCTTTGGCTTTCGCCTCGATTTCCTGCATCTCACGCATGAAGCGTGCCCGCGCGTCATCGGCGGCTGCCTGCGGGTTGAACACAGGCGCAGGCGTCTCGAAATGGTGATCGCCGAAATGCAGCTTCGCCAACGTTTCGAGCTTGACGAGACGATCAAGCAATTCCTTCGGAGATGGGAAATCTTCCGGTATGTCGTGTTCGTGCATCGCAGGGAAATCCTGCGGCACGGGATTTACCGGATCAACCTGCGACTGCGACAGGTTCTGAAACGCATTCGTCAACGCTTCGTTGCTCATGATTTTGCTCCGGTTGGATTTTCAAACGACACATGATGAGGGATTGCTGCGACAGGATGGTTTCCTGATTGCTCGCGATACGCTTTAGCAGCGCATCCTGATCGTGGAATTTCTGACCAAGGCTCAAAATCTCGCGCTTGGCTTTTTCCACGTCAACACCTGCCAGACGTAGCAGGCTTTCGAGCAGGAAATCGGTTCCAGTCGCCATCAGATCGCTCCACACGTGCGAACGTGCGAAGCTTAGCACCTGGATCTGTTCCGGCCAAACTAAATTAGTTGGAAATCGTCTACTGCGATGTGGTCCAGAGGAAATCGAGCGAATAATGCAGTACGGCGCCAGGAATGCTCAAGCTCCAATACGCATTGATTTGTTGAGTTGCATCCAGCAAAATATACAAGCCAGTCTGATCCCTCAAGCGCGTATATGGAATGTAGGTGCTGTCATTCAGGATATAGAGAGGATTTGATACAATGATCGTTCCACCAACGCCGTACCGGATACCAACACTACCGCTAAGAATGCCACCCGCGCTATAGGCGTTCATGATAGAAATGGTCAAGGCCGTGATGATGAAAAACCCTGTGTTGATTGGTGGTGCGCCAATCAATAGGGCTTGCCCAACTGGCGATGGTGTATAGAGCACGTCCTCGTGATTGTCTCCGACAACCTGACTTATATAGCGTATCGTGCCGTTTATCTGGGATGATGCGATGACTAGATTTGAGAAGAATTGCAGCGCTGTGCTGTCAAAGGGTTGCACTAGGAAATTAGTGAACAATAGGGAAATACTGTTGAATAGAGGATTGAGGGAATTGGTAAGAGAACCGTTGTAAATGTTGCAAACGTTGGCGTTGCTGAAAACAGGGAAGTAACGCGTCTCGCTGGCTGGACATAGTAATTCATAGCCAGTATCTGGAAAAACAAGAATAAGATCACTCTCGTTATTACTGTTGTCAATGTACACGCCTTGAATGCCACCGGTTAACAATTGCCCCGGAGCGCCCTGATTGAGATTGATCGATACAGCAAACGTCGGCGCTATGGTTGTCCAATTTAGAAGGACAGGAAGAACCTGCGATTGGCGTGTACTGGTAGAACACAACTGTACAGGTTTGGGAATGAGCGGCGCTGTGTACGCTCCCAATTGATACTGTGAGGGGTTAAAACCTATGGGCATGATGGATCAAATTTTTCCACGTTTTCCATTGGCTCTGTGATGAAACTTTCGTGGTGAATACGAAAGTTGTTTTTCCCATCGTTCGCTGCGAAGGCGTCATGTGGACAAATAGTCGTTCGAAATTCATCATCGAACGCGCGACGGCATTTCTCACAATAACGTTTCATGTCGTCACCCAAAGCTGTGGCGCCACCGGGATATTAACGAAGTGAAACACCACCGTGCCAGCGGCGGCGAACGTCACGGAAAACTCCGGGTCCTGCCCCCAGAACAGCGGCAGGAAACCTTGCGTCTTGTTGGCGAGCTCAATCGATTGCTCGGCCTGCGATCCCAGCAAGGTGACGATGCCGCCGCCAAGCTTGTTGTTGAAATACATGCCCTGCACGAAAGAGATTTCTTTCTGCATGATTTCTTTTGTCAGGTTGTCAAGGATGGTGGTTGCCGCCGCAACCGTGTACGTCTTGACGATGGTGCGCGGGCCTTCATCAAGTGTCGGCGCTAGACCGTAGAAGTGTTTGTGCTGTACCGAAAATGTTGAGGCCATTGTCTATTCCCTCTATGATCGGAGCGGTCGGGCCTATCTCACGCGTGAGATAATCATATCGGCCGTACCGGTCCATGGTTGGACCCTTGAGCGTCTTGCTGATTTTGCGACCACCCGCCATCTCCACCATTTCAGCATAGGTGACGCCATCAACGCCTTTCGATTTGACGACGATACGATCCTTGTGACCATCGGGCAATCCAGCAACCTTGGCAGCATACTCTTTTTTCCCGGCTATCACTACTTCATCAAAAGTTTTTTCAAGCTTCCACGCGCCTAGCTTTGTGTTGTTGATTTCCAAATCGCCTACATCGGCACAAATAATACTGTCAGTATCGCAATAGATTGGTCGTGTGACTTTTCTAGATGCTCGTAATAACACAGCCCGCGCCGCCCCGGTAATACTCGCCCCTGTTCCAACATTGTAAAATCGTGGTGGTCTATCCCAAATGTAACGACCCTCGTTAGCATCCCACCGGTAGGCTTTTCGTTCCCAGATGGCATAGTTTTGATCCTCCGATTTGAAACGTGGCGCGTTGCCCCAATCTAGATTGTCGTCGGGTTCTCCCTCGCAATCCGTAAAGTAATGTTCGCTGTAGCGGCGAGGATTTTGTGCGAATTTCCCATACGCGTTCGTTAGCTCGAATTTCATCACGGTGTCGGTTAGCTTCGTGTCGTCATATACAGGATCGTTTGATTTCTCTGTGATGCCTTTCAGATGCATCGCATGCATTTCGGCTTTCGCGTTCAATCGAAATTCATAACGGGGTGTAACAAACCTATCAAAATCAGAGAAAGCATTACAATCAACACACTGTAAAATGCGAACATGATCAATAAGCCCCAGATCAAGCGCCGCCTCGAATTCCCAGATCGTTGTGAAAAACTCACCCTCTCCAATCGTACCTGTAGTCGCGCCACTTGCATCACGTGCGATAAGCGCGCCACGGTTGCGACACTGTACGCGTACAAACGCCGTATATGCATCAGGAATGCCAGAACGAAACGTGTAGTGAGCTCCGATCGGATGCTTAAAATTCGCCATGACGTAAGGATACATAGCGTTAACGTCAATAAGAGATAAAGGACCGTGGAAAATACCACGACCCATAAAACATTCAACACGACCACCATAGAAATATCCCTTCCCAGTTGGTTTGCCGTATAGATCTTTTTCGCGCGTGTCGAAATGTACGCCACGCAACTTAGCATCCATCAGTTCTCCGAGACACTCGAATTTGTATTCTTCGCGCAAGCCAGAAAGAGCCGCTTGCCCGATCGATAGTTTAAGACCATTGCGATCGATGAATTTCCGCACGATCTGCAATAGATATTTGCAGTCATTGACACAATATCGAATGATATCATCTCTATGTCTGTGTCTGTGCTTTCGCAGGTTTTTGTCATAGTCGAACTTGTCCTTTTTCCAGCCCGCCAGAGCTTGCGGGATGATGTGCATGCTGTCGCGAATTTCGTGCTCTATCCCATCAATGCCGGGTATCACCGCACGCATCAAACCCCGGCCTTTGAAACCTACCTTGCCCCGAAGTTTGTGAATGAAAAACTGGTAATCGAACTTACCCCCGTTGTGTGCATAAATGGTGAACGGTTCGGGTAGGGCTGCGATTTCCGACAAGATACGTGCAATCAGCTTGTCCTTGTCATCTTCCCACATGATGATAGGCTCAAACTGATCACTGTATAGGACGGCTAAAAATGGATGCACAACAGTCTTTAACACATTATCAAACGGATCCGTCTCCGTATCAAGGATCGCCACACAACGTTGTCGATCCGCTTTCTTACGTGCCCTATGGCGTTTCAATGGAGTTTCACCATCTCCTGTTAAGCACCGTCTCCCTGTTTGTACTGTGCCGTCTAAACCAATGGTTGGCTGTCCCAGACCAGATGCGAGCGCTGCAAACCGATCTGATAAATCGGGGCGCGCGTCTAGTGACAGAACAGGAGTTGATCCTGAGAGGCGAGCTTCCAGAGCCGCGAATGTAGCGGCGAAGTCGGTCATGCGGTTTCAAATTGACCGCATTCACCACAGACGAATTTGCAACCGTCATCGTAATACGGATGCGCAACTAGTTTGTAGCGCACGTCTTGCGATCCGCAATTACAGCACGTGATTTGAAAGCCGGTTAATTCAAAAAATGGTCCCTCGTGTGCGAGATAGCTTAGCGTGAAAACCTTACCCGTTGTCTTCATCATCTTCATCCTCGTCATATTCTGGAGGTCGTGTGTATTCTCGCGGCGTAAGCTTCCCTCTAGGTATCAGCACGACATACCGCGCGAGAGATGGCTTGCGGTAATACGCCGTGATGTCCTGTATCAACTCGTTTACGTCCTCGTAATTAATCCAATCGATGGTGCGTGAACCATACTTCCGTAGCGGCAAGCCGAAGTAAAAACCCTTGCTCTCCAGGTTGCGTAAATCGTCAATGTTGTTGATCTTGACCGGAACCAATCGCCCGCGCTTTATCTCGCCAACGTTCTTAACATCGATGGTTATTTCACCGGTGGATTTCATAAAGCGCGGCTTAGTGGACGGCGCGGATTGCACAATGATGCGATCACCCTTTACACGCAAAATGCCGCGATAGGATTTCGCGCGCTCTGCGGCGGATAGCTGCTTGGTGATTTTCTTGCGGGTGGCAATGTCGCTGGCGATATGTACGCGTCCACTTTTGGCGCGCACCACCGTGGCCGTGCCTTCCAGCACATCACGATATTTTTTGATCTGCTTCTTACCGTATGACGTGACGTGATCGGTCTTGGGACTGTACAACCCAAGGCGTTCCAGCTTTTTTAATTGTTGTTTGGTCGTCGCGTCACGGCTTTTTCGCCGTGGCATTGTCGCTTACCCATGTGTTGGATCTAGAACATTGTTAGTTGCTTAGGTTTCTTGTACCACGCTGCACGTAACTCAGGCTGATAGCTTTCTGGCCATTGGCGATCACACGGACCTGCGAACCCTTGTCTGTATTCAACGCCATGTGTTTCGCTATACCAGTGATATGAAATATCTGGTGTGGACGAACGCCATGGGCCAGACTGTTTTTCGATGATGCGCTTTAAACCGCAGCGGCAACAGAGCGCGACGCTACGGGATTTTTCTTTCCAGGAATGGCGCATCAGAGCCCCGTATCACGTTCATGTTTGTACTTTTCCTCCATGATCGATAAAGGCAACAGAAATTCATCCTCTGTTATTTCTGCCTCGAAAAAGATGTCGCGTGGCTTGGGACAAAGCGCGGCGTTCCACGATACGGCACCGATCAAACCATTGTATCGATACCAAGCGAAAAAGAATTTTCTTGGAAAATCGTCTTGCATCAGCGTTGCTTTTTCAGGGAGCGGATTTTGCGGACACACTCACGCGAATGACCGGGTATGATCCTGTCATCGCTTTCAACAATGTGTGCCGCAATTTCAAGCGCAGCATCCCACATCGTATCCGCAACGTCGGAGTTGGCTTGCGCCGCGAAACCTAGCGCGCTCTCTGCAACGTTGCGCGCTTTGGCAATCTCAGCCTCATAGCCCGCCTGTGCACCGTCATAATCATGACGGCTCTCGGAAAGAGGGTCGGACCATACACCGGGCGCGAGCTCTTGACCGGAGCGAACCGTTAGACCGCGCGATCCTTCCTGTGCGTCGAGATGTGCCAGCATGCGGAGTATGTGAGATTTGCTTGCCATGGTGTTGGTCTCCCTATGGGACGGATAACCCATATACGCCATACGATAGTCCGTAGTTTGTACCGGATAACGTGCACACAAGATCAATGCCAACACCACGAGGCAATACAAGGCCTTTGGGAAATGTAATAACGGTGGGGCCTTGCAAAAAGTTGTTGCCTACAATAGTCCCAAAATTCAAAACCCCGGCAATTACAGCGGGCGTTGTCGTTTGAATTGTGGCTTGTCCCGACTGACCAGCAGCAGACATGACAAGCAAATCAGGAGCAAAGTATACCGTGTCAATAATGTAGTTAGCAGCGCCGACCAAATGTTGAACGGTCGTTACACCAAAATTAAAATGGCCGGCGCTGATGATAGTTGCCATGTTGATGTTCTAGGCTAGAAGCCAACCCATCAATCCTACCGCACAGTTACAGCCATACTGCAACGTCGTGCCCGACATGCCAGCGTAAAATCCAAGGTGCGCTGGTGATCGGATGGGGACTAAAATCTGACCGAAACCACCATACTCTGGATTGGATAAAACACCCGGCGTTGAACCTGCCTTGGTGCAGAGAATGGCAAACGTGCCGGGGCAGGGTTGCCAATTGTTGGTCGGATCAGGAAGATTGATCAATACAGTAGCATCAATGCCATCGTGTTGATTGGCATAAATGGCGCGGAAAAGCTGTGCACATACTATAACAGCGAGCGCGTCAGTCGGAATGTATGGAGTGAGATCAATCCATTGTAAGCCATTCGAGCCCCAGGTGTAGGGTGTGATCTGTTCGAAACTTTCCAAACAGACGGTGCGCGTGGATTGAATGGTTATGGTGTTGGGCATTGTTATATCTCCTGTTGCACAAATGACAACGCCACGTAGCGCGAACTACGTGGCGTTGCTGTTATCCGGCACCGGGGGTGACGCCTAGCCGGAAAAGGGAGTGGCGTTCGCGCGCCGATCGGATGAGTGTAGTGGAACCGGCGTGGGTGTCAAGTATCTAGCACAACACGCATTGCCATGGTCGCGACTTGTACCGCTTGTTTTCTGATATCAGCGCGAGTTTTGCCTTTTGGGTTGGTGTCTGAATATAGCTGTAGAATAGCCTCATTCAGTTCGCCTACTTCCTCGGTTAGCGCGGCTAGAGTTTTCCAGATATCCTGTGTTGGAAACTTGGCACGTGCGCGTGCCAACTCATGAAGAATTTCCTCGTGCATGATGCGTGGCTCGTGACCTGCAAGATAACCAGCATATTCCATTTTCCAATCCACCATTATGCCTCGGAATTGAGGTTCAACATCATATCACGGCCGTGATGTG